CGGCTGGTGCCGGCCGCACGTCGTGCGTTGATGTTTGCGTACAGGCCGCGCTTTGCTGTCTTCTTCGCCATGATGTTTATCCTCTCGAGTTCTTGCCGCTGCACTTCCACTTCGCACGCGAAAGCCGCAGCGGGCTGTTCGGATCGCGTGCCGCCGCAGGGTGCGCCTTCATCTGCGCGAAGCTGCGGGCGCAGTAAGCATCGCCCTTGGCGGTTCCTGGCTTGATGCGGTCGCCGCCGCTCTTGGCCTTGCCTGACTGACCGTAAGACACCTTGCGGGTGCGCCCGGTTTCGGCGTTGCGAACGACCTTGACGAATCTCTTGCCCTTGGCTGGCGTTGGCATGTTTGCTCCTGAATCTGGGAATCAGTTACTGCGCTTCACGAACTTCAAAGCGCAGGGTACGCCCTGACACGCCGTTTCGCCGCGCACACTCCATCCAAAACCGCAACCACAGCGCGCCCTTCGGCTTGGGCGGCATGCCCTTCTCAACGGCCCACCCGTTCTGCTCGCTGAACTCGTCCTTGTATCCGGGCGACCGTACGTGCAGGACGCGGTCTAGGTAGGGGCGACCGTGCAGAGAAAGCCGCGCCCGCTGGATCGGCATGATCCACTCGTCGTGGGTGTGGCCCGTCCAGATGATGTCGGCATCGGGCAGGTAGACCGCCATGCGCGAAGTCTGAATCGTGCCGCGGGTGACCGGGCCACCGCCGCCGTAGCCGTGATGCATGTACATCACGATGCTGTTTCCGATGATTTGCCGCCGCTCTTTGTTGCGCACCAGGAACCGCACCCAGTTTGCATAACTTCCTGCATATGCATGGCACGCCGTGTTGCGGGCCTTGGCAGCTTCAACCAGGCGCTCGTTCATGTCCGTTTCGTGCCGGCGCTTGATGGCTGTCTCGTGGTTGCCGGGGGCAAACAGGAGCGCCATGTCGGCGTGCGGCGCAATGTAGTCGGCGGTCGTGGTGACGACCGAGTCGAGGTAGCGGCCCTCGCGGTGTTCCGGCCGGCAGGCCGAAGTGTCACTGCGCGGGTCCCATTTCCCCTGCATGCAGCACAGGAAATCGCCGTTGGAAATCCACTGCGCCCCGCGCTCGCGGCACTGGCGCATGTGGCGGTCAAACATCTGGCGGTCGGCGTGCGCGTTGTCGATATGCGCGTCGGAAATCAGCAGGAATTCCTGCGACCAGTTAGAGGACGGCACGGCTCCGTCGAAGTCCATTTCGACCGTAAACGATCCAGGCTGATGCTGCGTGATCGTTGCGCCCATGCTGCGGCACCATAGCGAGCAATGCCAGCATTTCACGTTGTAAGAAAAAATTGTCAGAATTTCTCACGGCTTCCCCCTTGACTGACGATATACGCATGGATACAACACGCGGGCGGGTTACGGCACGTTGCCGTGAACCGCACGTCATCGAGGAGAGAACGATGAAGATTCGAGACACCGTTACCAACCTGCTTGAGCGCAACGACCTTCGCAAGCGTCACAACGACGTGCTTCTTGCATGCGCGATGGAGCTGGGCGATTCGTTCAGCATGGAAGTCGTGAGCGCACACAAGCGCCTGGGCGAAACGCCCGTGGACAGCGAACATGAGTTCGACGCTGCCGTCATCGACATGGACATCGCCGAGCGGCGATTCCTCGCCGTCCACGCGAACACGGAGGTCGCACTGTGAGAGTCAGCCAAACACAGTACGTGCACCGCATCATGTGGATGGTGGAGACGCTTCACCGCCGGCCCATGACGCGCAACGAACTTGCGATGAAATGGGAGGTGACCCCTCGGGCGGTGAGTTATCTCATCGATACCGCACGCGACGCATTCGGCGTTCGCATTGAGCACACCCAGCACATTGGCTACGAGCTGCGTGATCCCGGCGTGTTCAGCCTGAGTGCGCTCCGGCGCAGGGAGGAGGAACGATGACCCTGTTCGACCCCATCGAGGCCGAGCGTCGCAAGGCTGTCGGCAAGGCGCTCGCGGCCGACCGCCGCAGCGAACTGCTTACGGCAGCACGTGGCTTTGCCGCGTTCATTGCATCCAACGGCAGCACCGTCACGAGCGACGATGTCGCAAGTCTCATGGCTTTCAGCGGCTTGGACTACACCGAACTCGGCAATGCAGCTGGCAGCGTGTTCGACGAGAAATTCGTGTGGACTGGCACGGTCGTTCCGTCGCGCCGGCCAGCGTCGCATGGTCGCCTTATTCGCGTTTGGAGGCTCAAGTGAACTACCGCGAAATGACCGTGGACGTTACGTCGGACTACTTCCCAGGCAATGACGATATGCACGAATACCTTGGCAACAACTTGGTGGAAGCGGTTGTATCTGCCAAGTGGGAGGAAGACACGCGAGAATACTTCCATCCGCATGGCAGCACTACAAGCACGTTCCAGCGTCTGATTTCGTGGGAACTGGTGGCAATCAAGTTGAACGGCACGATGCTCGTTAGCAGCAATACGCCGGCAGACTTCCCGGTCGCGGCGATTGTTGAGCTTGCCGCAAGCGATGCGTTCCGCACCGAACTCGAGCGAGGCGCACGATGAGATACCTGTCAGTATGCAGCGGCATCGAAGCGGCCACCGTTGCGTGGCATGGCCTGGGGTGGACCCCAGTTGGCTTCAGCGAGATCGAACCATTCCCAAGCGCGGTACTCGCGCACCACTATCCCAACGTCCCCAATTTCGGAGACATGACGAAACATGAGCAATGGCCCCTTCAACCCGGATCAATTGACCTTCTCGTGGGCGGAACCCCCTGCCAATCCTTCAGCGTTGCCGGACTCCGCAAAGGACTCCACGACCCTCGAGGAGGACTCATGCTTACCTATCTTGAAATCGCTCGGCGTCTACGGCCTCGATGGGTTGTGTGGGAAAATGTCCCCGGTGTCCTGTCCAGCAACGGAGGACGGGATTTTGGTTCCTTCCTCGGGGCGATGGGCCTCTTGGGGTATGGGGTCGCCTACCGGGTTTTGGACGCTCAGTGGGTGCGAACACACGGGCATCCCCGCGCCGTCCCGCAGCGCCGGCGACGTGTCTTCGTTGTCGGATGTCTTGGAGACTGGACCCGTGCCGCCCAGGTTCTCTTTGAGCGCGAAAGCGTGCAGCGGAATTCTGCGACGCGCCGAGCGACGGGGCAAGGCGCTGCCCCCGATGTTGAAGGCGGCGTTGGAGCAGACATCATCACAAGCCACCGAGTAGCTCCTTGCCTTGAAACGACGAGCAACGACTACAGCCGCGCTGACGGTTTCACAATGGTCGCGCAGCCGACCGTTTGGCCTGCGGACTGTGCCGGAACGCTCGCTCAATCTGCCAGCGGAACCGGATCTCCCGGATATAGCAATCAGGAAATCTTCAGTCAGAACGCGGCAAACCTGATTCCACAACCCATTCCGTTCACCAAAGCAAAGCGCGCCCAGTCCGTGACCGATGACAAGACCTGGGTGGATGGGCAGGTGAATCCCACGCTCTCGCTGTTCGATCAGGGTGACACGCGGGCAACAACGGTCGCGGTGGCTTTCCCGATTGACACGCAGAACATGACCGAAGGTCATTCATCCGGCGGACTCGGATACGGGCAGTCCGGAGATCCGTCGTTCACCGTGACGAAGGGACACAGCCACGCGGTGGCGTTTAGTTCCAACATGAGCGAACCTGATTGGCAAATAGATGGAAGTACGCCAACAATCAAGGTTGTTAGCGGACTTGGCATTCCATCGCCGCCGGCGGTGGCGTTTCAGCAAAACCAACTTGGCGAAGTTCGATGTGGCAACATTGCTGGAACAGTCAACACCAATAGCAACGCAAGTGGACGGAACACTCCGATGGCAATGCAGGCCATGACCGTGCGCCGGCTTACCCCACGCGAATGCGAACGCCTCCAGGGCTTCCCGGATGATTACACGCTCATCCCGTGGCGCAAGAAGCAAGCCGAGGACTGCCCGGATGGGCCTCGCTACAAGGCGCTCGGAAACAGCATGGCCGTCAACTGCATGGCTTGGATCGGAGAGAGAATTGCAGCACTGGAGAACAACCGATGAACGTTGACCACGCTATCCACCTGCTCAACAAGCGCGCCGACGAGCGCCTGGCTGCCGCCGCGAAGACGCCACCCGGTCAACGCGAGTTCGTCAAATACTGCCGCACCGAAGCGCGGTTCTTCGACGCCATCGCGGAGTGCATCGAGCAGCTTCAGAAGGAAGTGATTGAGGAACGCAAGAAGCGCGAACTGACGAAAGACGGAGCGGAGCGCGCTCCCCGACCCATGCCAGCCATCCTGAAAGGAATGCGATGACATCCGAAATCGTGAACCGACTGAGGAAGAACAGCGAGTGCCTTGCGCCGTCGATCATGCTTGAGGCGGCAGACACCATCGAACGCCTCCGCGAAGAGCGAGATGAGGCGAGGCGTATGTATTGCGGGCGGGTATCCCGCGATGTGCCGCTTGATGCGTTTGATATTGCGAAGAACCACGGCTGGGATTGCTTCGAGGATGACAAGCCATGCCAGTAGGCGGCAGATACAAGAACACGAAATACGGACACAACGCATCGGGCGACGATGTGTTCTTCATCCTCATCCCGATCTTCGCGGTCGTCTTGCTCATTGCGATGATCGGTGAGGCCCGGAGAGCCAAGAGCAGCACGAACCACAACACCACACAGAAGGAGACTCGCAATGTTCAGTAACACCTGCGCCATGACACTCGCACAGAAGTCCGACCGCATCCTCGCCAAGACGCGAGGCTTGAGCGGAGCGACACCGAACGCCACGCAACTCATTGAAGCATTGCGGTCAGCGTTGGAGGAGAACAGGAGAGAAGTCGAACGCCTCACCGCCGAGCGCGACGATGCAAGACAGGAAGCCTGTTGTCTGCTTTCGTCAACATGTGACCTTGAGGCAGCGATTCCAGTTGGCACAATTGTGCATAGCACTGGACCATCACCTGAGCACTTTGCCAGAATCCGAGGCTGGGATTGCTTTCAGGACATTGCCATTGATTCCGAAGATGGCGCGCCATGAGCAGGTTCCTGCTCGAGGAGCCGCCGCCGGAGGACGCCGACCCGATGGTCATGCTAGTACTCGCGGCGATCAAGGCGATGAACCAGAGACAGCAGGACGAACTCGCACAACGGCTAGCGCAGGCCGACAAGGAGGACGGCAAGTGAGCGACTGGAGCGACAAAACCGTGCCATTAGGCAAGCGAAAGCAGGACTTCGTTCGATGGGCTTTGACGAAAGGCATGGACATCAGACAAGCAAAACTAGCCTGCTACCGACACTTCCGAAAAGAGATTGAAGCGCAGGACGAACGGGAATATTGGAAAGCCGTTTCGGAAACAGACGAAAGGGGAATTCGATGAGTGGTCCGCAAGACATTGTTCCTGAACTGCGATCATGGGGAAATGCCGGCGCAGACTTCGTGATGCACCGTGCCGCCGATGAGATTGAACGTCTGCGCGAGGAGGTGCGCCGGCTGCGGGCCGTGATGCCAACGCACATCAGCCGCATCCTCTACGAAGGCGAGGGGTGAGATGCAACCGGGGAAAGGGGAATACGACGAGGACGTGGTGGACCGCGTGCGAAACAGCGGGACAAACGATCCACTCACCATCGAACTGATGCAGGAAGTCGTATACCTGCGGACTGAACTTTCCAAAGCGATGCGCCAGGTCAATGCCTACGTGCTGCGCGAAACGAACCACAGGAGACGCGATTGATTACTTTCACCGTACCGGGCGAGGCAGCCCCCCAGGGATCGAAGCGTGCCGTGCGCTCGAGGAGCGGGCGCATCCTGCTGCTCGAGTCCTCGGCCAAGGTCAAGCCGTACCGCGCTGTGTTCGCGCTGGCGGCGCGGCAGGCGTGGACGGAACCGCCGGCAGCGGGCGTCGTGGCCGTCGAACTGCTGTTCAGCTTCGTGCGCCCCGCCAGCCACTACACCTCGAAGGGCATCCTCAAGGCCACGGCACCAGTGTCACCCCGCCGGCCTGACCTGGACAAGGCGTGCAGAGCTGCCCTGGACGCCATGACCGGGGTCGTTTACGTTGACGATTCGCAGGTCGCCATCCTGTCGGCGTGCAAGGAGTACGGGGACCGTGCCGAAACAATCGTGAAAGTATGGGGTTGACAAACCGTCTACGCCCCCGTATAGTTCTCCTGTCGTGATCGGGCGCGTGCCCGGTGCGACGAATACGAGAGGAGACTCATATGGAACTTGCACGAATTGGTCAGGCGCAGCTTGACCCCATGACGGTGGCACAGGTGTTCAAGGCATCGGGAATGTTTCCCGATATCCAGTCCGAAGCGGCAGCGTGCGCCAAGATCATCATTGGCCGCGGCCTCGGTCTGTCCGACTACGACGCTATGACCGGGCTGCACATCATCAAAGGCAAAGCCGTCCTGGCCGCGAACCTGATGGCGGCCTCGATCAAGCGTGCCGGGAAGTATGACTACCGCGCCACGTGCTCGGACACCGAATGCAGCATCGTGTTCTTCGGTCGCACGATGGACAACAAGTGGGAAGAAATCGGCACCACCGAGTTCACGCTTGATGACGCACGGCGAGCGCAACTCGGCGGCGACAACTGGCGCAAGTGGCCGAAGGCAATGCTGTTCGCCCGCTGCATCTCCAGCGGTTACAAGCAGCACTGCCCAGATGCACTCGGTGCCGCCCCTGTATACGTTGAGGCACACGGCGAGACGGAGATCGTGGAGGACGCACCGCGCAACCGTGCTGCTCTCCCGGCCCCCGAGGTCGTGGAAGCCACCACAATGCCCCAGGACGCGCCGGCCGTTGCCGACGCCCCGAAGCCCGTCCGCAAGCGCAAGGCCGCGCAGGAGGCCACTGCGCCCGCCCCCGTGGCGTCGGCGGCACCCGCCGCTCCCGCGCCCGCGGATTCGTACCCCGACGAGTACGAGGGGCTGTTCCTGATCCGCCACGTGGTGCGCCGTCCCGGCAAGCCCGTTGCCGTGCAGGCCGCCGGCGGGCACGGGACCGCATGGATCGCTGCAACTGTTCCTGAGTACGCGGACCTGTGCGAGCAGGCCATCGACAGCGAGCTGCGCCTCGACATCGCACGCGTCGGGAACTCGCTCACCATCATGCGCGTGATCCGCACCGCACCCGCATCCGCACCCGTCCCCGTCGCCACCGACGCTGACGAACTGCCCTTCTGAACATACGAGGAGATACACCATGAACCTGTACGCCATTCAAACCGAAATCGCCACCCTGATCGAGGCCATCCTCGACGGGGCTGGCGACACCGTCGAAGCGCAGGCGGCGCTCGACGAGCACCTTGCCGGCCTCGCCGGGGTGCTCGAGTCCGAGGCCGATGACTATGCGGCCCTGATCCAGCACCTGCGGAGCCGTGCCGACGCACGCGCCGAGGAGGCCAAGCGTCTGCGCGAGCTTGCTGCTGCCGACGACGCTCTCGCCGAGCGCCTGAAGCAGCGCCTGAAGGAAGCGATGGAGGCCACTGGGAAGGGCAAGATTGAGACGGCCCGTTTCCGGCTGTCGGTCCAGGCCAACGGCGGCGCGCAGCCGCTCGAGGTCACCGTGCCGCCCGAGCAGCTCCCCACGCAGTACCAGGCCGTGCGCGTCGAGGCCGACAAGGCCGCGCTGCGCGAGGCGCTGGCAGCGGGCGCTACGATCCCCGGCGTAGCACTCCTGCCACGCGGCACAAGCCTGCGAATTCGCTAACCCTGCCATCCTCTCCTCCCCCCGCCTGCGGCCCCACGACGGAGCCAAGGGCGGGGGTTTTCATTTGGCACAGCGGGCGCAGCCCGTAGGCCACGCCCGCTCGCAGTGCCGTAGGCGCGAACGCCACAGGGCTGGTCAGTGGAGCTTGTGCCCGAACTTCTTGTACAGCCAAGCGCCGGCAAGGATGCCGATCACGGCCACGAGAGCGATGAACCAGGTCGTACCCAAAAAGTCGGCGAGAATCATGTCTGTTTCTTTCTGCGCCCCTTGGCGCGTTTGAACGCCGCGTCAAACTCCGGGTCCGCCCGGAGCAGCGTGACGAGTTCCCTGTCCCCCTCGGGACGGGATTTATCAAGTGTATCGACTGCAAGCTCGGCGGCAGCCACCTTTCGGCGAGGCAACCACCCTATGGCGATGCGAACAAACGTCCCAATTCCAGAGTTCCAGGCGAGGAACGCGATGCCAGCGACCGCCACCGCGATGCCCCACCACTGGAGAGTGGATAGCCACGCCGGCGTGACCGCCTGCACAGACGGAATTTCGCCGTGGATGGCCGCGGCGGCAGCGTCGATACGCGTTGCGCCATGCACCACCACCTGGTCGCCCGTGGCGTTCCCGTGGTCAATGAGCGCGCCAGCCTCGTTGCGGATCGCCGTCGCGTTCGCCGAGATCCGTGCGACCGGGTTGCACCCGGCTAGGAACAAGACGAGGACAATCGCCCTCACGCGAACACCCGGTACGGGATGCCAGGCTCGGGCGTGAACGTCGGCAGCGCCTCGATCTGCTCGGGCGTGAGCTCGAACGTCACGCGGATGTTGGTATGGAAGCGCGGGTCGCCTGCCTTGATCTGTTGCCCCTCGATGTCGTAGGACGGCGGGATGGCCCCGATGCGGTCCACATAGCAGCCGGGGACGGGCATGAGGATCATTTCGTCTTCGCCCTGATCGACCTCGACCAGCAGTCCTGCGGCTTCCAGCGCATCGTCCATCTGCGCCTCGGTGTCGGTGCGGAGCATGTAGTCGGTCATGTGGTAAGGCTCTGGAGGGTGGCGTTAGGAAGATTGGTAGGCCAATATTTGAATGAGCGCATCCACATCGACCCCAGATCAGTAGCCGCGACATCGCTGTTTATGTTGACGCTCCATCGCGCCGCAGTTGCAAGCGTGAATGCGGATGCTGTAGTCGTTTGCGGGGATGCTCCACCAATGACGTACACGACCGATGATGCGGCCGTATCTAGCGAGGTGGCAAACTTCACCAACCCGCCGTTTCCGCTGTTGTATTGATAGTTCGACGTGGTGATGGCTGTCGAACCGCCGCTGTTGAACACGTTCCCGAGCACTCGCGTTCCAGCACTTGCGTCACGATTGTGTCGCAGCCACCACCAGCATCGACCGCCACCGCTCGTATCGAACGATCCATACGGAATGAAGGTGCCCGTTGCTTTCTCTCGCACTTCAACGTGAGCAAACGCAGTTCCGCTTGTCTGGCTAAACGCAATGGATGACAAGTTTGTGAGCGTGAGTTCGTCACGATTCCTCGTCGCCTGACTCGCGCCCGTGGGGATGTACGAGGATGCGCCGGAGCCTGCTTCGACCTGTGCGCCCCAAATCAACAAATCAACCGTGCCGGAATCGCTTGAGCACGGATAGACGTAGATTGCTGTGCATCCTGCGGGCGTCGTAAACTGCACGGATACGCGAACCCACGTGCTGGATGTGTTGTTTGCGCCACCAATCTGCGAGACATAGTTGTTCACGGATTGCGTGTAGTCAACGATGGAAGAACCAGCGGTGACGTTCCAAACACGGAATCTTGCCTGCGATCCGCCGTTATTTCGCGCCCAAAACGAGAACGTGTACGCAGTTGATGCCGTCACCGTAATCGTTGATGAACGGAGCGACCCGCTTCCGGACGCCATACTGATCCTTCGTGCGTTACCAGTTGTTCCGTCCGGCAGAGTTGTTGACAACGTTCCCGCTGTGTAGCCGCTTGCAATCCATTGCGTGCCATCACTCACCGTAGTGTTGAAATCATCACTACGAACGGCAAGGTTTGTCGCGCTTCCCTCAATCAGCAGTCCGCGAGGCGTGGGCGGCGTAGTGGTGGGGTTGTAGTCGAAGCGAGCAGAGTTGAAACGCGCCACACTTGTGCTTGTGTTCTCGTAGTACGAGCGAAGCGGAACTTGCCCCTGTTGAAATTGTGGGTAACGCAACGTCACGCTTCCGGTGACATTGGTGCCGGCCGATCCTAGGCCAAGACGAAGAATTGTGTTGTCGCTGTTCGCCGTGAAGATGAGCGTGATGACCCCGGTAGTGACTGGGGTTGAACTGCCGCTTGCTTGCAGTACCCCATCTTTGTACCACGCAATAGTGGTCGAAGATCCAGCAAGAATGATGTCTCCGTACAAGATCGTGCCACTCACGGCGGTCACTTCAACGGACACGGAATACGTCAAGCCCGTTCGAGATGCTGGCTGCTGATACCACCAATACTGCTGAGCTGCACAAGTCAGCGTGCGCGTTTCGTTAGAGCGGCTTACCGAACCAGTACCAGCTCCAAAAGTCCATCCGGCTGGCAGGTTGTTTGCATCCGTCCACGCGCTGTTGACAAACATATTCGCAGCGGCAAATTGAACGTACCCCTGCGAGTTGATGAAGGTGGCGTTGGTGCTGCGCTCTAACGTCAGGCGCGAGTCAAGGACACCCGTGGTGAAGTCAAGCGACAGCGTGGAACCGTCGCCAAGGTTGTTCAACATGAACAACCGCTCGGTCTGCGAACGGGCGTTCGGACGGTGGAACCGACCCAGGAGGCTTCGCATCGCTGGCTCCGATCAGATGAAGGCGTAGAAGCAACCCATCGTGCCGGTCGATGACTCAACCTGGATCGTGATGTACTGCATGCCGATGGTGTCGATGACCACGCCGGCGGGCGGGGTGCCGGCAGCAGCTGCCGTGCCAGGGCTGTAGATATTCACGGTCGGGACGCCAGCGCCAACTGTGACGGCATGGAAGAAGTACTGCGTCGTGCTGTTCACCGACAGGCTAGGAATGCTGCCCGCCGTGGCGTTGTACGAGCAGGCGCAGTCAGCGAGCAGCGTCGGGATGTACACCGGGGTGCCGCTCGTCTGCGTGTACGTGGACCAGCCGATCACGCGGAAACCGGGAGTCGTTGCGTTGTTCGCGCTGTGGAACGGAATCAGGCGCAGCAGGCTCGGCTTGTCGCCAAGGTTCGTCGGAACCAGGAAAGTCTGTCCGGTCGTGGACGGGATCGTGGCAGTCGGGACGGAGGTGTCGTAGGTACCGCTGCTAGCGGTGACGAGGCCAGTCGTCAGGTAGTTCGGCTTGTCAGTAGCAACAACGATGTCGGTAGGCATGTGGTTCCTTAGGTGAATGCGCGGATGAGGTAGTTGGATACAAGGCTCATGCTCGCGCCGATGGCGGCTGCGGTTCCAAGCATGTAGCCACGTGAATGCTCGAGCGAGCGGATGCGCGAGTCATGCTCCTTGAGCTGATCCTGCTGGTGGCTCTGCATGGCAAGCAGGGAATCGACCTTGCCTTCCAGGCGGCCGATGGCGAGGAACAGTTCTTCGTGGTGGGTGGAGGTCATGCGTATCTCCATGAATCAAATAGATACGTTTCACCAGCAGTAAATGTCGCTGCCGTTGACGCGCTTGTGTTGTACAGCGTCACATACACCAATCCAGCACCGCCATTTATGACTGGCCCTGCTACAACACTTGCTGGCCACGAAAGTGGTGCAGTAAATGTGACAATGTCGCGGTCAGCCAAACCGCCGCCAAGTGACGAAACTGTGAACGATTCTTGCCTTGACGTTGAAGCCGGAAGTGAACTGATTGATTTCACGACCTTGGAAACCACGTGCCGCTGTGCAGTTGTTCCAGAGTTCAACTGGAACCCTTCTGAATACAGCACGGTTGCTCCACTTGATCCAGCGTCAGAAATGTTGGTTGCAAGCGACGAAAAGAAAGGCGAAATGATTTGGGTCTGTTGCGCTGCCGCATTGATCGAAATACCAACGGCTCCACCAACAGTCGATTCAAGCCTGCTTCCAATAAACCGAATTGATTGCGCGGTTGATCCAGTTATTTGATGTCCCGTGGAAAACTGTTCAACAGCACATGCAAGGTAGGTATTTGAAGTGTTGTCCTGGTCCTTGGTTCCAGTGACGGCGTCAATTCTCAAAGCCGTAAAACGATTTTCGTTTCCAAGCGTTGAGTTGTCTACGCCTGTTGTGCACGATGTGATTGTGCAAGTGAAATAATCGTTGTAGAAGGACGCATATCCGTTGCCATGCCGAATGCCGGTTTCAACGTAATTGATCCACACGTCAGTCCAACTTGCGTAAGTCACGTTCTGCATGTCAAGGCCAACACTGCCAGCAACTATGCCGGAGGTGTTACCCTCAATCTTGAAGTTTCCGCCACCAACGTGGTAGATGCGCGCTCCAGTTGGAGTCACGGAACGAATTACGGAAGATGCCGTCGTGTTCTTGATGACAGATGTGACTCCCGCGCCAAACAGGATGTTGTTTGCGTTTAGCGTGATTGGTGCGGTCGTTCGGTAGGTTCCAACTGGCAAGTACACCGATGCATGTGCTGCCAATGCCGCATTGATTGCAACCGTGTCATCCGTCGTTCCATCACCTACCGCGCCGAAATCCTTGACGCTGACCGTGTCTCCAAACTTGCTCGCCGCGCTGCGGGCAACCGCGCCCGTTCCGGTCGGGGTGTAGGTGACGAGGTCCGCGCTGGTGCTGCCGATGTTGCTCGTCAGGAAGTTCACGAACTCAATATTGTCGGTGCCGGCGACCGGGGCTGAGCTGAAGGTAAGCGTCGTGCCGCCGATGGTGTAGGTGCTGCGCTGCTGGTACACGCCGCCGATGTAGACCTGGGCGCTGTTGCCGAGCGCACCCGGATCGCTCGCCAGCGTGAACACCGTCTGCGACCCCGTGCCGCTGAACACCTGACGAGTGATCGTCGTGGGTGCGCCAGTCGATCCGGACACCACGGCCGTGGGGACACCGTTAGCGTCGAACGCCAAGAACGCATTCGCCCGCTGCGCGGCGGTCGGCAACTCCATGTTCAGGTTGCCGTCAGACAACGGGATTCTAATTGCCCGATCTCCAATGTCACTGATCTGCTGGATCTGGATCGTGGCCCGGTCCAGCGAGTCCGTGATGACCTCGGGGTAGAACCCGCCCTGGTTCGTCAGATCGGTTGGCTGAAGGTTGGCGATGTCCGACGTGATCGTGACCGTGCTCGTCGCCGAGGCAGCCACCGTCAGGTTCACCGTGCCGCCAGGGTTCGTGTTCTGGTTGCCGTTCAACGCGACCGTATAGTCGCTGCCGAGGACGAGGGACGTTTCAACACCCGTTGAAGTGTTCAGGCGCACGACATTGAGGTCGGCGGCTGCAAACACTTTGAAAGTGTAGGGGAGTGCCGTGCCGCTCAAGAACGGGCCGGCGATGCGTGTAGTGCTGCTAATCGTCATCTCTGGTGTTCCTCGGCGTATCGGAGGCTACGGATCATGGGTACGGTTACGGGTACGGTAATCAACGCTGCACGCCAGTCAGTGGCGCAAGCACGGCGGTAGGTCCAGTGACTTCCCCCTCCACCAACGCCTCGATGCCGTCGATGGTGCGGTTGACCTGGGCGCTCGGCAAGCCCGTGAACGCGCCGAGCGTGTTGATGGCCGCCCTACGGAAGGCGCGGTCGAACTCGAGCTGGCCCGCCTGCGTGGCAAGCCCGTAGACCTCGCCGACGGCCCGCAGGCCGGCAGGGCCACCGTAGCCCATGCGAGCGCCCTCGGCGCCCGTTACAAGCTGCGCGGCCCCACCAAACTCACGGACGATGACCATCGTGCCCATGAGGTAGGACAGTTCTTCGGCGGCAAGCTTGCGGGCAAGCGCCTCGGGATCAAGTTCGTCCTCGCCGGCGTCGGGCTGGATTGCGCTCTTGATGGCGTAGCCGAGCACGACCGGGACCACCAGCAGCATGGCGTAGTCGGCGGCCAACTTGCCCTTGCTGCGGGCCGTCATCGTTTGCACGGCGGTCATGTTGTAGACGGTATTCATGTACGAATAGAACACCGTGAACAGCTTCATGGCCGGGCCGCCGCGCTCCACGGCTGCCAAGTCCGAGACAAGGCCGCTGCCCTGCGAGTCGCGCACCGCCTGGTCGGCGAGCGCCACAGCCCTGGCGTCGTCCTTCCCGGCGTCGAGCGCCTTCTGGTACGCGCCGAGCCAGGTCGGGATATCCACCGACCGCTGCATATTCATCATCAGGAAGTAGGTGCCGGCCGTCACCCGACGTGCCACCTCTGTCTGTCCGCGTACACGGTTCTTGATCTCGTTGATCTCGCGGAACTGCGTGCGACCGCGCTCGGCCATGAACGAACTCTTCTCGGCGACCATCTTGGACGACTCAAACGGACTCGTCGAGAACTGCACGATGCCCTGCCCAACGTACTTGGCACCGATGCGGACGATGCTCTGGTTGAAGCCAGTGACCTGCATGGCAGCACTCACCACGTTGAACCCGAGGCCCGACGCGCTGATGCCCTGCCGGAGCCAGGACAGGACCGACTCGCCGGCGACCTGCTGGCCACGCGCCCCGGTCGCGTTGTCCTTCGACCAGTCGCGGAGCTGCTTCAGGAACTCCGGCCCACGCGTCTCGCGGACGGCGTTGGCGAACTGCGTGTCCCTCAGCAGACGGTTCGTGGAGATAAGCCATTCGTGCCACGACAGATCGTGGATCACGTCGTTCACCCCGCTGAACGCGGCGTCGAGCGTGTACAGGAGCGGCCTGTCACGGACCTCCTTCGCACGGGCCTTGACGAATGACCGCCGCGTCGTGGCCGCCGTGTACGCGCCCTGAAGGTCGCGCTTGGCATCCTCGGCAGCGTCCACGGTCGCCACGCGGTCGGATGCCACCGGGTCGTACTTGACCGGGTAGTAGCCGCCCTGGAGGGCGACTTCCTTGCCGTCCGACGTGCGGACGGTGAACGGCACGGGCGTCACCCAGGTCGGCTCCTTGCCATACAGCCGGCGCTCCTTGGCGGCGATCTCCGGGCGGTATCCGTCGATAAAGTCCCACACCTGCTGCACGGCCATCCATTCAGCCTCGGTCAGGCTCTCGAGGACGGGCTGCAGCTTCTCCATCGTCCAGCCTTCGCCGTCAAGGAGACGCTGGCGGTTGCCGTCGTTGCCGAGATTCAGGGCAATGGAAATCCGCGCCTCGCGGTTCAGGCTGCGACCGATGGACGGGAAGAACATCCCCTTACCACCCATGTTGCCGAGCGCGAACACGGGCTTCAGGATCTCTGCGAGCTTCAAGGACGCCTCGGCCCGCATGCGGGTCTCCATGTCGGAGGCGTCGTTCGCCGTGCGGATGATGGTGTTCCAGAGCGGTCCGTCCTCCTTGCCGCCGTCGAGGATGCGGGCGATGGACGCCGCCTTCAGGTGCTGAGCAGCAAACCCGCGCAGGAACGCCGCCGTGCGGCCGATCCCGGTCAGGGGCGTGCGAGGGTCGATCTGGAGTTCGCGCACCTTGCCGACCGCACGGATGCGGGTGACGATCTCGTCGCGCACTTCCTCGAACGCAGCACGCTCCTCGGCCAGACGCATCTTCTGCTCGTTCTTACCGATATGCTCGATCTGACGGACGGCGTCCACCAGGTCGCGGAACTCGCTGACCTTCAGTTCCTTGTAGTTGACGCGGCGTGCCTCGTCGGTGATCTCTTCGGCGATGTCCGGCACCACGCCAGCAGCCTCGAGGTCGGCGAGGTACTTCGCCATCGTGCGGCGCTCGTCGAGACGCTTCAGGCTGACCTGGGCCACCTCGAACCGCTCGAGCAGGCCGGCAATCTGGTCAGCCGCGGCAGCGCCCATGCGCTTGACGTTGCTGTCTCGCAGCACGCCGCGCAGGTACTTGACCTGCTTGTCCACGTACTCCTTGACCCGCAGCGCCTCGGCGGCGAGCTGGTTCTGATAGAGCTGTGCACGCTGGGCGCGGATCAGCGCCTGTTGTGGCGTGGTCGGCCCAAACCGCTCACGGAATTCCTGCGACCGGGCCTCCGTCTGCGCCGCAACCAACGCCTCCTGTGCTGCCGTGGCGGCGGTATTGGCGTCCTCCTCATTGCTTCCGGCGGCCAGCGCCGCAAGACGGACGCGGTCGTATTCGGCACGACCGCTGATACGCGGTTGCGCCTCGTACTTGACGAGGTACTCGGAGTCCCTGGCCGCCCGCGCCTCGGCAGCCACAAAGTCGTTTGGGCGAACGTCGCGGACGGTCATGCTTGAAATCAGATCGGCTGCGACCTGCTTTGCCGCATCAAGCATCACGCGCACAGGCGTCTGAGCCTTGGACACGAACCGCAACTGTACGGCCACCATTCGAGCGCGAGCCTCGTTGTGAAGCGCCTTCTGCACCTCGGCCTCAAGCGCCGCAGGGGTGTTCATTTCACCGAACCGCCGCAGCATCTCGGCGTCCGTGCGCTCGGCAACTGCTTCCTTCATGGGCTTGGCGGCGAGCAAGGCGCGGACCATCTCGTCGCCGCTGCCGTAGCCGAATGTCTCGGCCACCACATCCGGGTCCAACCCGTCGCGGCCGAGCATCCCGTACTTGCCAGTCCCGAGCGGGGTGATGTCCGGGCGCACGTTCGCCGGCACGGCCATCCCCGTGGCGCGGATCGGCTCGACGCTTTCGGCCGACGGCATGCCGGCGTACATGGCGCGGACTTTCTCGATATCCAGGCGGTGCGTGCCTTCAACCTCTACCTCGGCCCCGTCCGTGTCCACGAACCGACCGTAGCGCAGGTAGGTCATGGCACGGTACACGGGTTCCACCTTGACGGCAGCAGCCACCTCGGCGGTGACTTCCTTGCGCTTGGCTTCGTGCTTCTTCTGAAGGTCGCGCAGGATGCGGGCGCGTGCGTTCCCGAGCCATTGAAGCTGCCGCATGCTGGCGGTGTTCAGGTCGGTGACGGCAGCGTCCGTAGCCTCCTGCTGCATGGCCTGATACGCGGCCCACTCGGCGTCTCCCATGCCGCTCTCGGCCTGGGTCTGGAACAGACCCTTCATGCCACTGATGGCTTCCTGCCGCTTGATCTGCTCCTCTGACGCGAGCATGCGGTCGAACACGGAGCGGACTTCGGGCGTCAGGATCGGGAGATCGGTGCCAAACTCGCGGCGGTAGATGGCGTTCAGGTCGTCACGAATCGACTTGTACACGCGACGCATCCACGCGGCGAGACGGTCGAACACGCCGCGCAGCTCCACGCTTGGAGCCTTGCCTTCGTACAGGTAAATCTCGAAGTTGTAGGTGGCCTTCTCCTCCAGCGGCCTGCGCTGTTCAATCGTCATCCTCTCGTAGTTGTCAAGGCGCTCCTGGAACGTGGACCCTTCCACGCCCATGAACACGAACAACGTATCAAGGTCATCCATCACACGCGCAGGCGGCGTGGCGCTTCGCGCCATGCGGAGGTATTCGGCGACGCGGAGGTGAATCAGTTCGTGCGCGAGCGTCGATACGTCGCCACCCTCGCCGATGAGAATGTTCAGAGTTCGCGGGTCGAATCCGCCGCGGGCCGGACCGGGCGCAGGCATAGCCTGAAACAGCGGCAGGCCAGACTCAAGCTTCTTGAGCATTTCAGGCGTGATGTCAAACGCCAGCTGCTCTGTTACTCCAGATGGTTCAAACGACGTTGTTTCCTTGATCGTTCCGCCGTATTGATTTGCAAGCCGAACAAACGCGCTATAAGCGGGTTCGCCAACGTCGTTGAAATCAACCTCAGAACCACTTGGGTTGTCGTAATTTTCGCCTTCAAATCCTTCGCCGCTCAAATCGACCATGAAGTCTTCCGCAACTTCAGTGCTTTCAAAGCGGATTGTTCCACTTCGCTTGGGCGTCTGGCCACCACCAATTTGGGCAACCTTGAGCTTTTCTCCACCGTACTTCTTCAACAGCTTGCCCATCGCCACCGGGACAATCTTGTCGTAGAAGTTCTGCATGCCCTCGCCGCCGACCTTGAGATCAAGGCCGGATAGTTCACGTTGACGTACGCCAATTCCAGCATAATTACCTGGCTGTGGTCGTGCATCCAAAAGCCGCTGGGCAACTTCCTTGCCAACAATATTTTCCAGTTCGGATGGCGTTTCTACAGGCTTGTTTACAACGGGTTCTCCATTTTTGTTGTAAGCAATAATGCGGCCAGCCGTTGGCGGACCATCCAACTTTACCCTTACGCCTCCGCTGTAGTTGTCTTGATATACAACGCGGCTGACCTGCCTGCTCAAGTCATACCGCTCCGCGCTCTGCTGCCCGGTCACGAACGCAACGCGGTCGTAACCGCCACGAACTGCCTCAAGCATGATCTGCTTTAGACCCAGGTTTAGCCAGCCGTCTGTGGTTTCCACATACGGTGCGCGTGAAATGTTGTATTCATCTTTCGTCAGTCTTTCCTGAACACGGGCAATCTGCTTCTTACGTGCATCGGTCGGGGTTGCTTCCTGTTGCTGCAACAGATCGGCCAGTTCTGATTCATCGGCAGCACGCTGATTGACGAATCCACGCTTGACGCCAGCCTGTCCCCAGTCGCTCTGTACTTCTTCCACGAACAGCACGCGCTTGCCGTCGGCATCGACGCGGTCGTTCATGCGGAGGTGAACCAAGACATTCGGTTGATTCCAATGACTTGATTGAAAAACTGATGTTATTTGTCCTGATTTCAAATACGAAATTGCATTTCTCGTTGCAATTTCTTTTGTCGCTCCATACAAAACATCGCCCATGACAATGTTGCCTGAATTGTCGGCAATTTTCCATACGCCTTCTTGCTGCACAACGGAATATCCAACTGGCAAACGATCTTCTGCTGGCAGCGTCAGCAGCACCTCGCGGTAGTTGGTGCCACCAGGGAGCGTGTAACGCTGGTACTTCGGAGCAGCTGCGCGCTCTGCTTCATCAAGTCGCGCAGCCAACACGGATGCATTGCGGCGCGCTTCTGAAAGCCGAGCATCGGCTGCGTTCCACGCCTCCTCATCGGTTCCTTGCTGTGCAACACGTTCTGCTTCCAAGGCATCGTCGTATTCCATTTCCGCACGCGCATGCTCGTTGCGGAGATCTTCAAGCGCGACGCCTCCGATCTGCACGCGCTCCACGCGCACGCCGTTGCCGCGCAGGAACTCAAGCACCATTTCCTTTGGCAGTTTGCCTTCAGGAATGCCAAACATTGTGCCGGTGTGCATCTTGAGGTAGTCAAGCAAACCCGACCATTCAAGCTCGTCGGCCTTGATTGCACCCTTGTTGACTAGGCTTTTGAGGCGTTCGTTCCAACTAGCGGCAGACAGCGTCTTGGAATCAATTGCCGCTATTTCGCGCTCTAGAGCGGAGTAGAAGGCAGGGCTGGCAGCAGCCTGCTCAAACAGTTTCGGGCTGGTGATGTCGAAGCGGCGCGACAGCGGGACGATGTTGCCCTGCTCGTCGCTGGTAACGGCTTCTTGTCCGGGTTGACCAGACGCCTCGTCCACCATGCGCTGCGCGGTCGCCATGTCGCCGCGCTCGACCGCCGCGAGGTAGTCGGCGTCCATGCGGGAGATAGCCGCCTGCTCAAGCGTCCCCCCCGCCTGTTGCGCTGCTGACGTTTCCCCTGGCGCAAATTTTGCCTCCAGCTTCGCACGCATTTCGGCCTTACGCTGGGCCTGCGCAGATTCACGCTGGGCGGTTTCCGCAGCAGTATGCGCTGTAACTACAACTTCGCCTCTTTGCAACCCTTCGCGCTTGTTGCCTTGAACTCGCTGAATTCCAGGTTGAATGACTTGCGTAATTGTCCCTTCGCCGCGTAGCGTTCCTACTTCACCATTTGCAGCAGGCAACCACGAAACAACTTTATGTGCTACCAAATTATCATCTGTATCCTGTCCGGTAGGGTCATCAATTTCAATGCCACGCTGTTTCATCAACGCATCAAGTTTGGCGAGCATTCCTTCCACTGCGGCAAGCGTGTTGGCATCTAGGTTTTGACGATTATTGTCAAGACGATTGCGAAGCCGCCATGCCTGATTGGCAATTTCAACCTCGTTGTTAGCGTTGATTGCGTCGTTTAGGCGACGCACGGAATCCTTGATTCCGGCCACGGCCTTGGCAATAGGATTCGAACTTTCAAGTTTTTCGTTTGCAACCTTTGCGTTCTGTTCTTCGATGCGTGTCGATAGTTCGCCGAGAGCGGTTTGGAGTGGATTGGTTTCGGTGTCCGTAAGCGGAGCAACGGCCTGAGATGGCGCAACTGGTGCAGCCATACCTTCGCCGCGCACCCGCAACGGCACTCCACGCTCGCGCTGGTACTGCGCCGGCGTCATACCGGCTTCGGCCGCGTCAACGACCACCATCGCCTGACGCAACTTGGCAATCGTCCGCGCCTCAATGTCGGTGAACTTGCCGACCGCACGGACCTGCTCAAACGCCTCGTCCTCGACCTGCTGCGCCTCGGCGACGAACGCCGCGTCGGCTTCCTGCTTTGCTGCAAGGATCGTGCGCGCCTCCTCCACAACTGCCTGCCGCTCAGCCGCAAACGCCTGCGCTTCGGTGGCGCTCATGGCGTCCGGCGACAAACGCATGTGCGGCAGCAGCGCGTTCCCAAGTTTCGTGTTGGCGAGCCGAGCGCCAAACTGCGAGGTCGGGATGGTCACGTCGCCGCCCGTCTCCACAGCCCGTTCCAGACGTTCGCGGATGCCAGGGAGAAGTTCCTCGAGCTGCGCCGTCGTGGTGCCGCTCTGCGCGAGCACGTCACGGGCGGTGGCTGCGTCTATGTAGATCGTCTCTGCCGGCGTGTCCTGGGCCTGTGCGGCAAGGAAACGCTCGTATCCCTGCGGGTTGCGCTGGGCAAGTTTGCTTTCCTTGCGATTCTCGGCGAGACCGTTGAAGAAGTCCTGCTGCCGCTGCGTGGCGCTAGCGCGGCGCAGGTCCACGACGAGGTTCGCGCCGGGGCCGATGCCGCCGAGCAAAGCAGATGCCATGCCGCCGTAGGCAAACGCCTCAATGACGCGGCCCGTGGCATCGCGCAGGCTCGTCTCGCTATCAATCCCATCCGCCGCCTTGGCGATCTCCTCGGACGCGATGCCAACGATTTCCTGCAATCCTTCTTCAGCCGCTTCGCCACCGACCTGTAGGCCATATGACTTGCCGGCAGCGATGAGCGCCGAACGCATGGTCGGCTGCGCGATGGCCTTGGAAACCTCCTCGCGGATCACCTTGGACGCGAGCGCCTTGAACGGAGCGGACGCGATCTTCATGCCGACCACTTCGATCAGGCCGTTTAGGAAACCGCCAGCGATGGCTGCTGGGATAGCCGCGTCATCGGACACTCCCTGCTCGCGCATGTCGAGGTACAGGTTTCCGGCCTCCATCGTCCCTGTACCAGCCACAACACCTGCCGACGCGCCAAGTGCGCCACCAGCCACGGTGCCCGCCGGACCTGCCAAGCTGCCGAGCGCAGCGCCGCCAACGGTTGCCGTGCCGATAGTGCGGAGCTGGCTGACGTTCTGCGCGATCATCTCTGCCGCTGAACCAACCAGTCCCTGCTGGCCGAGCGCCTGCATGCGCTGCGTGAGTTCTTTGGCACGGTCGAAATCGCCAGGTTCAGCGAACCCGGCCATCGCCTTCGCACCGATATCGCCGCGCTCGGACACAATTGCCCCGCGCTCGTAACCCGCGCCGACCACACGGAACAATCCGCCCTGGGTCTGAAGCATCGCAGCCTCGAGCACCAGCGGTCGAAGCATGGACAGGACACCGACATCGTCGCTCGCCTGCGCGGCAAACTCACGGTCGGCGATGTATCTGGCAAGAACCGGGTCTTTCCGCAGGAGATCCATGCGCTCCGTGTCTTGGACCATCGCCTGCCGGCGCATTTCGGCCATGTTCCGCAGCGCGATGTCCTGCCCCACGCCGAACCGCTTGCCAAGAACATCGGCCTGCGCCGCCTCGTCGGGGTTCACCTCGGATGCAGCCATGAGCGAGGACGCCATGTCCTGCTTCCGCTGCGCGGCAATGTCCTGCACGGCGCGGTCAATATCCATGTCCACAGGTTCTGGCGCTGGCATCGGGATGCCAGACATGCCGGCGACCGCCTTCTCAATGGCGTCGAAACCGGGGTCCGTTGGATTCTGGGAAGGCGCGAAACGCGCCATCTGCTGGTTGATATCGGGTTCGATCATTGAGGCTTGCCTGCGCGGAGCCAAGCCTCCGCGATGTTGCGGATGTCAGTCGGGAGTCCGGAACGCTCAAGAGAATTTCTGATCTGCGTCATGCGTGCCGGCGGAATGTCGCGGAGCATAACGTCCTGCTTGTCAACGGTCACATACGCCTGCGCAAGTTCACCAGGTGCCATCGACGCGAACGGCACTTCGGGATCACGACCCCATCGGCTGACGAACACCTTGTCAAGGATGGCGCGGTCAATGATTTGCTGCTTCTCGTCGCGTGAGAGCTGGCGGCCAACGCGCTCCTGCTCAGCGTTGATGATCGTCGTGATGTTGTCTCGCATGTAGAGCGACTGCGCCGCAGCTTCCTTATCTCCGCGTGGAGGGTCAGCGAGCTTGGTGAAACCGTTCCGAGTCAACGTGGCCTTGAGTTGGTCAGCGTCGATGGTCGCGGCGACGATACGGTCCGGCTTGTTTCGCTCCGACATCAACCTGACGAAAGTCGCATGCGTCATCTTGTTGCGGTTGCGCTCAAGCCAGTCGCCCTCGGCGACAAGTGCCGGGTTACGTGCGACCTGCTCCATTACCGTCATCTCGTCCTGCTGCCGCTGGCCTGCCATGTACTTGGCTCGGTCAACGGGCCGGAGCCGGCCGAACTGATCTGCCGGCATATCGGCGAGGCTGTTCCCAGGCACGGCGAGGAACTGCTCCGTGTTGTCAATCAGCGTGCGGTATTCCTGCTCAATCAGGGCATCATCCTGCGCGAACTGCGTCCGCAATTCGGCCTGGACAAACTTGCGAGTCTGGTCATCCGCAATCTGATCAGTCAGAACCAACGCTTCGCGCAAGGTCGTCGGCGGTTCGACCGGGCCATCCTTCTGCTGCCAGTAGGTGTCCGGGTCGCTCTTGGACATCAGAAGCCCGGTATCCTTGATGCTCGCTGCCAGTTCGCCAACCACCGACCGCTGACGGTTTGCATCAACGGAATCAGTGAGCGCTTGGCGAGTCTTGCCGTCGAGGCTCTCCACGGTCGCGGAGTCGGACAGGAACTCGCTGGCACCCGCGTAGTTCTTCTCGGCCATCAGACCATTTACGATCCCGACCGCCATCCGGTCGTATACCTTCTGCTCGAGCTGCTTCATCTGCGCCGAGTCAGGCGCGTAGCCCATGAGCTGGCCGGCCTTGCGGATCTCATCGACGGCGGTATCGGCGTTGGCCGCATACTGAATCAGGCCGACCGGGCGACCCTCTGCATCCGTCAGCCCGCGCTGCGAGTACGCCTGGATGGCGTAGTCGGCGCTCAATTCGGCGCGGGCCGTGGCCTCATTCGTCTGGTAGACGCGAAGCTGCTGCACGCGGTGCTGGCCCATGCGGCTCTGGAAGATGCCCATGTTGCGCGCAAGGATCGGGGAGAGCATCCGACGCTGCACGTCGTTGTCGAGCATGCCCATCGCCGACTGCCCCGCCTGGGAGAGTTCGGCCTGCATGGCGTCGTAGTTCACCTCGGCATCCTTGCCGATCATGGACGAATACTTATCGGCCACCGCCTGCATGCCCCTGCCGGCCGCTACGTCGGCTTCCTTGGTCTTCGCCTCGTCGATACCGTCTTGGATCGCCGAACCGAGCCGGAACGCCGCCATGCCCGTCTGCGTGAGCTGCTGACCAAACCGTGCGACCTGCGGCGCTGCCAGGTTCTCAGCGGGGGCGATACCGGGGGCGGCGAAGTCGCCGATGTCGCCAGCCCCCTGCGGGGCGACCTGCGGGATGAAGCTAGTAGGTACGGTCGGCATGGGTCAGATCCTCTGCGTGGAGACGCCCTCAAGCAACTCCTCGATGCGGCGGTTGCGCGCCCAGGTGGTGGCGATGTCGGTCGCACTGCCAAGCAGGCTCGTGCCGGCAGCGAGGCCCGGATAGATCGTGTTGGCGGTGGACTGGAGGTTCTGCGCGGAAATGTCGGCCATCGTGGCGCCGACTCCGATGTTGAAGGCCCGCAACCTTGCGGCCTCCTGCTCGCGCACCGTGGACGCGTTGATGTTCAGGCGGTCGATTTCTTTGACGAGGTCCATGCTGCCGATGATTTCCTTGGCGCTGCCCACGCCCAGGACGGCACCGCGTGAAGCAAGTGCTGCCTGCGCGCTCGCACGCGCCTGCCCAGCACGCATGGAATACTGCCCGAACCGAGCCGCACCTTCGCGGCCAATCTGCACTGCCGTGAACTCAGCGGCACGCTGGTTGATCCGCCCCATCTCGGCAGCGAACCGTTGGTTCTGGGCCTGCATCTTGAGCTGGTTCTGCTGGCTTTGTGCCGCGTAGAACGCGCCAATGGCGCCAGTGATCGAACCAAAGACCCCCGCGACGGGGCCAGCAACCGTCATTGTCTGAGCAAATTGCGAGGCGAATGACGGGGCCATTGTTCCCGCGCCAATGGCGTAAGACTGCCCGGTCAGCAGCGTCGGCCCGGTCGGGCTAGTGGAGAATGGAACTTGTACGACTGCCATGTCAGCCTCCGATGCTCACTTCAAGGGTCAATCCGACGATGGTGAGAGGAAGTGGGTCAGACTGACGCACATAAATGCGCCCCGCCTGCTGCCACGTCGGCGTGAGCTTGACACTGATTTCGTCCGTCTTGAGCGCAGGCGGCGAACCGTATGGCTCCGTAGTGCGTTGCTTGGCCTCGACGAGGTTGTCAGCGTTCGGGCCGACGAAGATTCCGCTCGAGCGGTACACGCGCAGGAATGCCTCATTGACGTTCTTGGCGCGCCCCTGGCCGAACGCCTCCATCTGGAGTGCCATCGGGAGCGTCTCGAGATCGCTGACGTAGGGGAGGCCCACATGGACGACCGTGCTTGCACGCTGCAACGCAGCCACCCCGCCCGTCACCGTCACCTGCGGCATCACGGCACCGTCCGCAAGGATGCTGACGGTCTTGCCCTCAAGGTGCGTCAGGCCGCCCACCGTATCACGTGCGAACGACCATACGGCCGTCGCCACGCCACGCAGAGCCACGGGCAGCACGAGATCAGTCCGTGCCGTCGCCACCGTGGTGGAGGTCGTGGACAGGATCGTTAGGCGGTACGTGTTCCCGTTCGCGTCGGTCAGGACGATGGCGTCGCCCACGTCCGTGGTGGCAGGGAACTGGAAGATGGCACTGCTCGCCGTGATCGTCAGCACGTCGGCTGGCCCCCAGGTCGTGCCGCCCGTCACCGTGACCGTGGTCGCAGTCGTATTCGTGCCGTCGTAGGTTAGGCCGCAGTCAACGAAGAAGCAGTCTTCGATGTCGCCGATCTGCCGGCTAGCGAACCGTTCGACGTACCGCTTCGTCACCCCACCGATGGTGCGCTTGACCACCACGTACAGGCGGTCCTCGGCGCCCTCGGCGACCGCAGCGCAGCTCTCAAATGAGCCGTCCGTGACGTGCTGGTGCCACGCCCCGACCTGTTGTTCGGGGATGTATGTCAGGCCAAGCATGCTGCCAGTGCTTGAGATGAACCACAGCAACGGCTGCGGTGCCTTGCTGTAACACATGTCAGTGATGTCGAAGTTGTCGAACAGGTGCGTGGATCGCAGCGACAGGTCGCCAGTCACGAAACCGCTTGCCTGCCACGAATAGCCAAGCTCGCGCACGTGGCCGTCACGCGCAGAGCAGTACACCACCGTGTTGTTCACGATGGACGGCTGCACGTTGTTCGCACCGACATATGACTGCGGACGCACCGAGATGGTGGTCGGAGTGATCGTGTCGCTGTTGACCGGGCTGATGCGCCACTCGGCTGCGCTCGTAAGAGCAAGGAGCTGCGTCAGTGGGACGATGTGTCGGATCGTGTTGGCCTCGCGTGCTGCCACGCGAAATGCGATGCGGTCGGTGTCCTGAATCGGAATGTGGTACGAGATGTCGCTCTCAGTTCCCGTACGCGTCATCCACATCGTCTGCGGAGCGTTCGTTGTTCCGGCGAACACGCGTCGCTGCTCGAAATAACTGACCGCACCAGGGTAGTTCCCAGCCGATGCGAACACCGTGTCAATGATGGGCGGCGTGATGCCCATATCAGGACCGATATTGTTGTCCGTGAACGTGGTCAGATCCGTCTGCCCAATCAATCCGTACAGGCCGTTCTGGCGCTTGTAGATGTTGTAGCGAGCAGCGCCAGTGACCGATGACCAGGTGATCGTGTTGCTTGAACCAGCCGCATTCAGGTTGTTGTTCGCAGTAGCTGCCGAACTTGGTTCGCTTTCGTCAATACCGTTCGGAGCTACCGTTGTCACCACGTAATAGCTTGTGAAGTCAAGCGACTTGTCACCAAACTGGACATACCCGCCGGATGACCACGTTCCGTAGGTTGTCGTATCAAGTTCAATTCCGCTGCTGTATGTGCGGACGCGGAACTTGTCTCCGGCGCTTATGTGAGAAACGATGTAGTAGTCATTGGGAAACGGGTTCGTCCATGTTCCGCCGTCAAGATACACCGGATCGCCAACAGCAAGCCCATGCGGAGCTGAGGCGTGCGCGACACCTGGATTCGCACTCGTGAACCCGATGATGTTTAGTGCCTCTCCACGGTTAGCGGTAACACTCAACCCGGTAGGCGCCGTAACAGTTGAAGCGAACGAGATCGTGGTCAGTGTCCACGTCGTCGATCCAAGCCGGCGCAGCTCGCGTGGCGCGTAGCCTGGATGCACAAGCGTCAGCACGTCGGCCGACTGCACGTAGTGGATGTCGAACAGGTCAGCCTCGGCGTAGGGATTCGGGATCTCGTAGATCCCTGCCGGCAGCGGATACCAGTACGTCGCGTTCGGAGGCGTCTGATTGACTGCCTGGAGAATGCAGTAGTAGTTCACGCCTCCAGACGAGACGAGTGCTCCGACCGCATAGACCTGGTTGGATGTGATCGTTCCGCTGCCAGCAGTCGTGATGTCGATTGCAGACCCGGTCTCGGTCAGGGACAACTGGTAAGTATTTGCCGCAGCATTGATAACGTAGTACGTGGTAGCGGCTACAAGCGGTGCGGGCAACGTGGTTGTCGCCGACACCTGCACTGGCGTTCCGTTTGCGTATCCGTGCGCGTTGCTTGTAAACGTCTCCGTCCCGGTATTGACGGCAGTGATGGTCTTTGTCGTTGAATAAGCCGCTGGCGTACCAGGCCCGAGCGTCGCGCCCTGCGTGTGGAACCGGAAGTACCCCGCGCCAAGCTCGAGCACCAGCGTTTGCGTGGTGCTGAACGTGAACGGGATCAGACGCGTGCGCTTCGTGCTGTCCTTCACCTCGCGCACGAATGCAGTGCCTGGTCGGTTCTCTGCTGGCCCTTGCGGAAGCGCAATGAAGTTGAGCAACTTCGCTGCGCCAGTCTGGAACTTCACGTCATCAATCCGGCCCCACATTTCCGGCGACACTTCGCCGCCGGCAAATGACCGCGTGTAGGTTCGGGTAAGCGCCATGTCAGCGTCCAGAGATCCAGGAGGTGATGTGACCGGGCTTCACGTCGCGCTGGCTTGCGTCGGATGCGCGTGCCTGCCCGAGGTAGATGGCGACCATCTGCAGGCATCGCTGCCCCTGACGTGCGCCTTCTTCACCCTTGACGACCGGGCCGGCAAGGAACGACGCGAGCTGCCACGACAATGCAATGGTGAACAGCGGGTCGAACTTGGTCGGGTCGCTCACAAGCGCCTGATAGCGCAGGAGCGCGGTTTCCTGGTTCGTGTAGATGATCTTGTTCCCGAGCGTGTCCGTCTCGATCACGTATTCCTGCGGCACGTACACGCCGGCGGTCGTGATGGGCGGGTTCGTCCATCCGAAACCGTATCGGTCGGCGGGATACGCACGCACCGTGTAATCGTTCTCAGCCTCGGGCGGCAGCACGGCCACGGCGGTCATCATGTCGCCAGGGCATGCGTATGCGTATTTCCACATGGTGTACGGCATCGTCACCTGCGCGAGGCTGACGCGCCGCGATGCGAACGACCACGTATGCATCTGGAGAAGCATGTCACGTGCGACCGGGTAGAACCGGGCGCAGTGCTCTGCCTGTGATGATCCCTCCGGCGGATCAATGCTTGCGACGGTGGCGTCGTCGCCGAGGTGCGCGAGGGCGAGGTTGCAGATCTCAACGACCGAAGCCATGTAAGCCTCCCGTAGGAAGGGAGGGGCGCCGTGGTTTCCCGCCGACGCCCCTCCCTGTTCACTAACTCGTTACAAGCTCACTCCGATGCTTCGGTCACAGTGTTTCGAGGCTTCCGCACCTTGCGAGCGTGCTGATCTTCCTCTGGCCTCTGCTCGGGAACATCCAGGTATTCCAGATTTCCGTTGAACGGACCGTTGTACTGGAAAACATCGCCTTCGTTGCGATAGTGGTTGTCCACGAAGCAGACGACTTTTGCCTTGACCTTTGCCATCGAAGTCTCCTATCAGGTCACCGAGAAGCCGGAGGCGTAGAACTTGCGGCCGTCCTGGATGTCCATGACGACGTAAGCGCACACGCTGCCGGTGGTCGGGGTGCTTCCGACCGTGGTGTACCGAGCGCCGATGTACCGCTGTCCGGTAGACAGGAGCTGCGGATTGAAACGCACAGAGAACTGCGCGTTTGCGGTAAGGCTTGCCTGCGGAACGGGTCCAGAGGAACCGATCACAGTGACGCCGGTCGAAAGAGCAGCGTTCGTTGCGCCAATGATCTCGAACGTCAGCGAGGTCAGGGTGTTGTATGCCGCAACGCACGTGAAGTTCATAAACAGATCCTCGCCTTCGCCGATGTCACGGGCGACCGAAAGGTCAATCGTGTCGGTCGAAAGAACGGGAGTACCGGAAACAGGAAGCGCCGCCTGTCCGGTGGCAACACCAGTCGCAGGGACGGTTCCAGACACAACGAGGAGATTATCAAGAATCATGGTGAGTTCCTTCTTTCTTGTTGATGGGAGCTATTAGCTCACCACGGCTTCGGTGTTGATGATCGCGTCAACCTTGCGGCACGGAACGCCCTGGAAAGTCAGCCAGCTGTACGGCGTGCCGAACTGCGAAAGACCGTCGTTGACCTTCAGGACTGCCTGGCTCTTATCGAGCGCAGCAATCGCAAGGCCGCTGTGGACGGTACGGTTCATGTAGAACGCGGCGCGACCCATTGCCATGTTCGGGATGCGATACAGAGCACGGCTCATCATCTTGATGATGGCAGTGGATGCGGTCGAGGCCTGGGTGACGTTCTGAGCCATCAGGTCGGTCGTGTTGATGTTGCAGATTCGCACGACGTAGCGCCAGTCCTTCACGACCAGACCGTTCTTCCACTGGTAACGGGTGGCGTAAGCCTGAAGACGGTTGTTGCCGTCATACACGGTCTGCTCGCCAAGATCCTCGTGCATGAGGCCAGCGGTCGAACCCTTCGGGAAAGGGCAGTAGACGGTGTTGTCACCCCAAACAACCAGGTAGATCGAGGTGTTCACGGTCGCATCAGAACCACCCGCAGACAGGATGTTCTGCGAGTTGTTCGGAGAACCAGCACCAATGTCAGAGTAACGCGGCGCGAGGCCGAGGAACTGCTTCGGATCGGTGGCGGGGTTGCCGTAGAACAGCGTGGTCGCCTGCGTCTGGTTCATGGCCTCGAGGAAGGCCACGTCTTCGGACAGACGGAACTGCGCGGTGTTGCCGTTCAGCATGGCGAGATCCTTATCGACCTCGCTGCGAGCCTCAAGGATGCCGCAGGCTTCATCGACCTGGGCAGTCGTGCTCTTGCTGTTCGGGATGCCCTGGTTGAGGGCGCGCCAGTACACGGCCGGCAGACCAGTACGGATGACAACGCGGTCGCCCGTGGGGAGGTTGCCTTCCTTGAAGACGCAGTCCTCGAGGATCTCGTTGGTCTGGGACAGGAGTTCCGCGACGACCGGAACGCGGCCCTCGGGATCGGTGCGCTTCGCCCAATCGGCGAGCGTCAGGTTGTTGGTGGACAGAGTTGCCATGACTGTTTCCCTTTCGTGGGTTTAGGTGCTGGAGGAGTACATCGCGTCGGCGAGGTCATTGAACGAGCGTGGTCCGGCCGACTTGGCCTCGCCCTTGGTGCCCGTTACCATGCTGTCCTCGCTGATCGCCTTCCCGGCGCGGAACATGAACCGGATCACTTCCGGGTGGTTCCCGAGGCCGGACTCGTTGAGCAGGCTGCGGAGTTCGGCAGTACCGAACGCATCGAGCGCCTTCTTCGCCACGGACAGGTTCGCCGACAGACGCTCGCCGCCAAACTCCTTGTCGGCCTTGCTGCTGTCGGACCATCCGTTGCGAACTGCCTCGATCTGCGCCGCCTGACGTTCAGCCAACTTGGGGCCAACTGCATCAAGGACGCGCTGCGCGGCTTCCTGCGACAGGTTCAGTTCCTTCGCCACCTTTGAGTATTCAGCAATGACCTCGGAGTCGAATGATTGACCCTCCGGTGCCTTGAACTCGTAGGTTTCCGGCGCGGTCGGCTTGGCGTCGGCGGGTGCCTCAGCGGCCTTTGCGTCGTTGGCTTCAGGAACCTTGCCGGCAGCGGCCGCATCTGCGGCTTGCTGGCCCTGGGTCGTGGTCGCCTTCTGCTCGCCACCGTACAGCTTCTCGGCCGTCGCCGAAATGCTTGCGGTAGCACTAGATGCGGGAGCGGCTGTAGTGTTGGTTTCAGCCGTTTCCATCATCGTTGGTTCGTTCATCGTGTGCCTGTTCCTTCATCATTGCCGGATACTGGTCCGGGCAAAGCGCGTGGACCATGCCGAGCATCCGTAGCCCGTAGTTCCTGCCACCCTCCGCAAATGCCATCGACATCGCGTTGGTGTTGAAGGAACTGCGGAACACGCCCGCCTGGTCCAGCAGCCGCCACACAATGCGTCGGCCGCGCTTGCTAGACATGAGCCACTTCACGTCGGCCTCCTCGTTCTGTCGGTCAAGGCGATCACGAAGCTCTTTGTTGGCTCGGTCACGCTCTTGGCCCCGCAGGTCGAGGGGGTCGTAGTTGCTCACGGCGGGACTGTATCCCTGAGGCTAATGCTTACGGGTACTGTTAGACCTCAACACCAGAGGGCGAGCCGTACCCCGAGAACATGTTCATCACGTCGGTGAGTGCGTTCTGATTGCCAGTCGGTGCCTGCGCCATGTTCTTGACGCTCTGCGAGGTCTGCTGCATTGCGGCAGCCTGTTCCTTCGCAGCCATCGCCTGATTGCGGGCATCGCGCAGGACCGCGACTTCCTTGTCGGCGATGATGAGCGACGGGTCCACGCCGAGCATGTCGGCGTAAACGTCGGCCCACTGGTCCTGGTCGAACTTGTCCAGGATGTCCGGCTTCATGCGGGCGATGGCACCGAGGTTGCCGACGAAACGGTCCACGGCGTTGGTGCCGATGGCACGCTGCGCCTGCGCAAGCATGGACACAAACTCGACGTTCAGGTCCATTCCCTGCAATTCCTGCGGGGCGGGCGGCAGTGCGCCGGCAGCAACCATGCGCGTGAACGTAATGTCCACGAGCGGTGACAGCAGCTCGTTGTGCAGGCGCTCGAGGACAGGCCCGAGCATGAGGAGCTTTTCCTCGTGGCGCTCGGCGACCTCGGTGGCCGTCATGCGAGTGTTCGGGGTATTGGCGAGCATCAGGAACAGGTCCGCGTAGAACGAACCACGCACGCGCTCGCGGCAATCCATGATGTCATTCAGCAGGTACTGAAGGTTCAGGTTCACCTCGAATGCGGTCTTGATCCCGTTGGACTGGCCGTCGTAGTACGACACACCGCCTGGGAGCGTTTCCACGTCGCGGTTCTTCATGGACGCCGGCACCTGGAGAGGCGGCTTCGTCTGGTAGTCGATGGCCTGCGCCTTGCGGAGCTGCTCGTGCTGGAGCTGCTTGATGTCTCCAAGCGCCTCCATGCCAGGGCTGTTGCCGTAGATGTCGCCACCGATCACGGACCAACGCGGGCAGAGCGCCGGGAAATACTGGAACCCGCTCTCGCGCAGGAACACGCCTTCTTCGCCACCGATCTCGAAGTAATACGAACCCCAAGGCATGTTCTTGGCGTCGCGCTTGCCCATGTCTCGGTCTGCACGCGGTTCGATGCAGTGGATCACGGGCACCCACTGGTCGAGGTTCCCGGTGCGGTACATGTTCTGCACCGACACGCTGCACTTCTCGAGGCCGAACTCCTTCACGACCTGCGAGACGGTCATCTCGAACTCTCGGTACAGCGTGCAGACGCGGCCCTTCGCATCGGTCGAAATGCAGTATTCGCCGCAGGTCAGCGGGTAGTGGTGGATGACGCTCTGGTAGTCGGGAAGCAGGATGGTGGCTGCGGTGCCGAACGTGCCAAGTTCCTCGTACATCTGGTGCAGCGCGTTGTAGGTGTTCGACTTCTGGAACACGCGCTGCATGCGCTTCGTCACGTCATCGAGCCACAGCTTGACAGGCTCGTAGGAGTTGAGTTCCGGGTCCGGCGTGGCGAGGCGAAACCACTGGCGCGCCGGCGACGTTGCACCTGACATCATGCCAGCGCCAAGGACGCGCAGTGCGCGGGTACCAGTGGAGTCGTAGATGTTGTTGTGACGGCGGTATCCGCGGTCACGATCCTGGCGGAAGTAGCGTCCGTTCCGCGGCAGGATGTAGGACGTGAGTTCCTGCCAGTGCGCGAACCACGACGCACGCTCGCTCTTGAGCTGACCCCACCGGGTAAACAGTCGATCCCGCGTGGGAGCGCCAGGATACGACGAGTTGTCTCCGGTGTACTCGCTCATTTAGCCTCCGAGGAGCGACGTGCGCCCAAGCTGAAGTTCCTGGGGATTTACGCCCGTCGGACCTGCCAGCATGGTGCTTGCCGGACCACCAGCAGCACCGGATTGGGCGGCGCCCATAATCCCGGAAACATCTGGTTCTGCACGATTAGCGGCGGCCATTGCCTGCTGGCTACGGCGCTGCTCCGTACGGGCCTTGGCGGCGGCAGCATCTTGCGCCTTCTTCTGCTGCCGAGCCGCATAGTCCTGCGCCTGACTTGAACTAACTGCGCTGTAAGCGGTTGCGCCTGCGCCAGCGGCTGCGCCTGCGGCCAATGCCCACGCTGCAAGTACCGATGCTTCGATTCCCATTTCAAATCTCCTTCGTGACAACAATGTCGGCAGGCGTGTAGCCACGCCGTGTGAACGCGTTTGCAAGATCGGTGCCGGCTCGAGTGTGCCACAGAACGCGGTTTGCACCGCGCTTTGCGGCTTCTTTCTCAGCAGCGATGATGAGTCTGCCAGCGGTAATACCGCGATAATCAGGGCGCACAAACAACGCGTCATTCGCTGCGACCTTGATGGCAGGGTTGTGCATGTGATTCGTCACGGTCATCGTGCAGTACCCAACTATCTCGTCGCCATCGAATGCCGCAAGAACGAACATCAGGCCAAGGTCAACAACGGCCTGGTATGTTTCCACGGACGGCTTGAACTCAAAGCCAAATCCGGTTTCGTCCCAATTCTGACGCATGAGTTCGGTGATCGCGGGCATGACATCCGCGGGTTCAACAAGCGCAATGCGACTCATTGTGGAAATCCTGACGGACATGACTGTAGACCTCCGTCTAACGATTACGGGTACTCACCTGTTCATACGGGTCGTAGTCGGTCGGGCGCGTGTCGATGCGCTCGCGCACCTCGCGTGGCAGCATCTTGGCGACCGGGTACGCGAACGTCAGGCACAGCGCGTCGGCCATGTCCGGGCTCCCGCCGCCCTGGAGTCGCTTCTTGATTTCGTCCTTCGACTCGAGCACGCGCTTACCAGCAGCGTCGTACCAGTAGATCGGCGTGCTGATTTCCTGCTTGAGCGTGATGTCATTCGGGATTGAGCCACCAGCCTGTATCCATTCGCGTATGGCCCACCACATCTCGGTGCGCTTGTTGATGAACAGGTTGGCGTAGGTTGCCTTGCCGCCGAACGGCACCTCGGTCACGTCGTATCCGAGCTGCCGCAGGCGGTCGATCACGCCCGCGCCGGCCCCGGCGTCGATGAACACGGCGTCCGGGTCGCGGTCCTCAATGACGTTGGCAACGGCCGCCGCCAGCGCCATGTTGTCGATGCCGTGGTGAACGATGGGCTTCTCCATGCGCAGCCCCTGGCGCAGCACAATCACGCTGCGGTCGTCCCCGAATCGGGCCGGGTCAACGCCGACGATGAGCGGCTGGTCGATGATGTCGCCGTCCTGGTACTCGCGCTGCGACGCGCCCTCGGCGTCGGAGAGGCTGATGAGCTGGTCGTCGCCTGCCGCGCTGAAGTCGCACAGGTACTCGCGTGCGAACGCCGCCTCGGGCATGTCGCGCTCTAGGCGCTTCACTTCGTCGGGCGCGAGCGCGTCAGTGTCGTACACCGTGTACTTCGCCGCATACCAATCCTCGAGGGAACCGCTTGCTGCGCGGTAGTACAGCTCGCTGAACATGTTGATTCCGGCTGGCGTGCCGATGAACAGCGCCCACCCCTGACGGTCGGAGAGGGCTGGCTGGATGATGGCCTCCCATACCTCGGGCTTGATCTGCGCGACCTCGTCGATGACGCAACCATCGAGGCGCACGCCACGCAAGGCGTCGGGGTTGTCGCCGCCGAACAGGCGGATCGTGGCCTTGTTGTGCTTGAACGTGACGGCGAGGTCGGCCTCGTTCACGTCCACGGTCCCGGTGCGGATGAACGGGTCAATCCTCTGCTTCAATCGCGCCCAGGCGATGGCCTTGGCCTGTTTCAAGAATGGCGCGACGTACACGAAGAACCCGAGATCCGACGTGCACTTGACTGCCCGGTGAAGCAGTTCCATGAGGGCGAGTTCGGTCTTCCCGGCGCGTCGGTGCAGGGCGAGGACGGTGAACCGCCGGCGCTCGAGGTGGCACCGCCGCTGCCAATCCCGTGGCTCGTAGCCGAGGCGGATGGTTTCATTCGCCATCAGGTACGCCAGTGATGACGTTGAGGGTGATTCCGCCGCCGTGATCTACGGCGACCTTCTCGCCGTACTTGGCTGGGTTTGCCATGCGGAGGATCTTGAGCTTGGTGTCGATCTGATATCGCCTCCACGCGGCCTGGACGGGCGTTTCCGGTTCGATGTCGGCGATCTCACCGCACTGCTCGAACATGGCCTCAAGTCCAGATTCGCGTGCCTCCCTGTAGCGTTGCGCAAATTCAGGGTCGGCCTGTATCCACCGAAACACAGTCACGCGGTCTGGCTTGCCTTCTCGGTTGGAGAATGAGGTCAGTGTCTTACCTTTCGCAAGCCACGTAAGCACCTCGCTGGCAAGCGGTTCAGGCGCTTTGGTTAGGGCCGGCCGTCCCACTCTTCGCTTGACGAGGGCGTTTCCAGTCGGCTGGGAGACAGGCGCGACGCTGGTATCGGCAGATTTTGCTGACAGTGGTCCAGCGGAGTCCGAGGTGTTTGGCGATGCGACGATATCCCCAGCGGTGTTCTTCGTGGAGTTCGCGGATCTCTTGGACGATGGCCTCTGGGATCGTGGCATTGTGGTGTGTTTCCCCCACGCGGCGGCCGTTCTCGCCGTAGGCCGCGAGCTTTCTCACTTGCGCTTCTTGCCCTTTGCCTTCACGTCTGCGCGGTTGAACTTCTTTGCGACTGACATGGGGACTCCCACCTTCTTTGCGAAGCTTTGGGAGTGGGCGGCTGCTTGCATCAGACGGCGCTGGGCCGGCGACTTGCTTGGCATTACGTGGCTTCCTTGGCGGTAAGGGTGATCCGTAGTCCTGCTGCATCGGCAAGGGTGATAGCGGAATCGAAGGTGGCGGTGCGCTTCCCGATGACGGGCGCGGTGGACAGCAAACACATCACGGTATGCGCTCGAAGCTTGCCCTGCTGCTCGAGGTCGCGTGCGACCTGGCTGCGGGTTCGGCCCTGTGCGACGACAGCCGTGGTAACGGCTGCCTTGAAATCGTCATACGAACTGATATCCATTTCCCAAAGTATATCAGGGTTTGCACAGAGGTTCGCCGAAATCTTCGGAGGTTGCCGCCCAGATGAGACGCGGCGTGCCTGGGCCGAGTTCGTTGGTTTCGATGTTGTCGGTGACGAACGTGCGGGCTTCGCCGATGGACATTTCGTGCTCGTCGCGCAGGCGTGCCGCGATCATGTCTGCGGAATATACGGCGACGGGTATTCCTGATCGTTCGGTGGACTTGGGGTACATGACCCCGAGGAGACAATCGTCCATGTTGGCGAGCAGAATGGGGTTTCGTCGCCGTCGCATGTCGGCAGTTTACCAAATCACTTGCTAAATCCACGTTCTCCTTCACCGATTGGTTCTGGGTCTGGCGGCATGACGCCGTACGTCTTGTTGACCCAGTGCCTGAAGTTCTCGTAGTCAAGCCGCACGCGTTCGCGGTCCTGTTGCCATTCTTTGGTGTCGAAGTCCTCGACACTTTCAAGCCAGTGCTCAACGTCCTTTCTGGCCTGGTCCCATGCTTTTCCAATATCGACATGTTGCGAGATGGAAAGCACTTTGCGGTAGTCCGTCTTTCCATTCGGGAGTTCGATGATCCAGTCGAATTCATCGTCACTTTCGCAGGAACCCCAGTATTCCAACATCGGCGCAGAGTGTTCTGGAACGATGGTGGTTCGTGCGGAGTATTCGGTGCCCGAGTGGCTCCAAAGCGTGTCAGTACCATCCGTCTCGAGGTACTTCGTCCCAAACATGCGATCCCATTCACCGATTAGCGCAGAAAGTCGCACAGGCCCAGGACGCAATTTTGCCGTGAATGCACCCGGCTGCGGAATCATGGTTGATTGGCACCATTCCTGAAGCCCAGGCACGTTTAGAACCATTCGACGCTTCTCTGCCTCTCGCCACACAATCGTGTACCAGCTCATCGGTTTCCTTTCGTTGGTCGGTGTATACGCGGTCGTATCAATCATAGCGACATGGGTTCTTGCGGCAGTATTCGATGGCGACCGCCAGCACGCGGGGTGTGTCGGGGCTGATGCCGAGGCGCTCCTTTGCCGCATCAATCTCCGCAGCGGTTGCGGTCTTCAGCACTTCCTTCGCCCAGGCGTCCCAATCCGCGTACTCCGCCGGCGACGGGCCTTGCAAGGAGGTCGCATCGCGCCGAGTCTGCACGACTTCGCCACGCGCAAGGACATCGGCCTGTGGCACAATCGCGCAGTACGCCTTGTGAATCGCAGCAATGTCCGGCTTCGTGTCGCGCTCGAGGCGGTGCTGGCGAATGCATTCGCGCAGCTTGTCCTGGTGCAGCGAACCCCACCGCTCGTTCAAGAGCCGCGACAATTCAGGCTCGAGCATCCACTTCGGCCACAGTTCCCCCATCAGATTCCGATTGTCCATCCATGTGATCGTTTGCATACGCGAGAGTATACAGACAGGCACTCCCGGCTGTCAACGTGGGGAAAGACGTTCGGAAGAGAACGAGCGAATGTATCTACAAGGAAGTGAATTCGATCCGGCCTTCCGCGCCGCCGCTCTGCTGCGCTCCGCAGGTGCTTCGCTCCGCAGCGGCTCATCGCAGGGGACGTTCAGGTTGATATCAGTTCACACGGTGAGCGCGAGGGAAGCATGACCCCCAAAGGGGGCCACGTTCAACCAGCCCACGCGGAGCCGCGCATCGGTCGAAGCCACGAATTTCACCATTTCGCTGGAGGATTGCCAGCCGCTACCTTCGTGGGGGAGCGCACCTTTCGGTGGCGCAGGGTAGGGTCAAACCCCTGCGACTACATCCATGCTCCCCTACCGCGCCGGGAACGTGTTGCGGCATTGTTGACCCTGAGGCCAGGTACGGTACAATGCAACCGCGCAGGAATTCGCAGCCAGCATGATAGCACCTCGGTGCCAACATGCAAGCGCATGAAACGGCGTGGGTTTCGACTCACGCCGATTTCATTTGACAGGGGGATACTTCCCTGTATCATTCGCTCGTCGGGCGTTTGTTTTTGCGATGGTCTGCGCGTGCAGGCTATGCCCGACAATTTAGCCCCCGGAAGCGCGGCCTGGTTGACGCAAGTCCCAGGCCGTGTTCTTTCCGGTACCGGAAATTGCCGCGTACATGGAATCGACACATGCATGAGACAGCAGCGCGTGCTTTCAGCGTCGCGCCCTGTCCCGGCGGAAGGTTGTTGCTACCCCAATGCTGGCCTGCCGACGGTCGTACCTCGCGGCCTTGTGCGCCGGCGCATGTGGGTGGTTGGCCTCCGACAGCCGCAGACCCACGTCTCCGCAATTGAAGTATATCATTGCGCATATGCCTCGCCACGCAAATCTCCCGTTTCACCTGTACGTACACGTTTGCAACACGGCGCTCGGCCCCAACATGCCCGCCGGCACGACACGTGGCATCTGGCACGCCATCTACGCCAGGCCCGGTCAAGTCGTCACGGGACACGTGCTGCTCGAGACGGGCGCGGAATGGTGCGGCGTCCCGCTCCACAAGCTCGCAGCTCGAGCGGAGGCGTTCGAGCGCAAGGCGCTCCCTGGCTTCTGCGAACCGCACGACCTCCAGCCGTGGGGAGCAATGGGCGACCATGCCGAGGTTGTCCACATGGAGTATCTCGAGGGACTAGCGATGATGGGCGTCAGCCCGGAACGCGGGTTCTGCGGCCGGCACACCGGGATCGTGATCGACTGGGCGGATGGGTTCAGCAGATACCCCCAGGAGCACAAGCCACTCAACCTCATCGAGCGGTCAGACGGCAGATACCTCCTGTTCCCGAACAACTACTGCCGATTCATGGATTTCCACTTCACGTCGCACAAGCGCGATGCCGACCTCGCCAAGTATCGACGCGGCGAACACGTGTACTGGCTCGATTGATGATCGCGTGTACACGTCTCAATAACGTGTACGCAACTTCCACTTTCTTGAACTTTACTGCTCGCGCCTGTAGCCCAAACGCCACAGCAGTCGTGCGATGTCGGTCGCCGTATCTGCTATGGCTTGCTCGTCAAGCTCGGGCCGGATGCAGTGAAGGGCTTCGTGGATGGTGGTATCCAATCGGTCCTTCTCAGACGGCCAAGTTGCCACGCGAATAATGCGACCATCGACGTGGCCTGGGTCTTGCATGTCACCGTAGTCCCGCATATTCGGGACAAATCGCAGCGTCCAATACTTGCCGCCGAGTCGGACGCGCATGGTGGCCTCACTTGAATCCGCGCTTCATCGCCTTATAAGCCGAGGGGCTGACGGTGGACTTCGACTTCGGTCGGCTGGTGCCGGCCGCACGTCGTGCGTTGATGTTTGCGTACAGGCCGCGCTTTGCTGTCTTCTTCGCCATGATGTTTATCCTCTCGAGTTCTTGCCGCTGCACTTCCACTTCGCACGCGAAAGCCGCAGCGGGCTGTTCGGATCGCGTGCCGCCGCAGGGTGCGCCTTCATCTGCGCGAAGCTGCGGGCGCAGTAAGCATCGCCCTTGGCGGTTCCTGGCTTGATGCGGTCGCCGCCGCTCTTGGCCTTGCCTGACTGACCGTAAGACACCTTGCGGGTGCGCCCGGTTTCGGCGTTGCGAACGACCTTGACGAATCTCTTGCCCTTGGCTGGCGTTGGCATGTTTGCTCCTGAATCTGGGAATCAGTTACTGCGCTTCACGAACTTCAAAGCGCAGGGTACGCCCTGACACGCCGTTTCGCCGCGCACACTCCATCCAAAACCGCAACCACAGCGCGCCCTTCGGCTTGGGCGGCATGCCCTTCTCAACGGCCCACCCGTTCTGCTCGCTGAACTCGTCCTTGTATCCGGGCGACCGTACGTGCAGGACGCGGTCTAGGTAGGGGCGACCGTGCAGAGAAAGCCGCGCCCGCTGGATCGGCATGATCCACTCGTCGTGGGTGTGGCCCGTCCAGATGATGTCGGCATCGGGCAGGTAGACCGCCATGCGCGAAGTCTGGATCGTGCCGCGGGTGACCGGACCACCGCCGCCGTAGCCGTGATGCATGTACATCACGATGCTGTTCCCGAAGATTTGCCGGCGCACCTTGCCGCGCACCAAGAACCGCACCCAGTTTGCATAACTCCCTGCATATGCATGGCAC